CTGAAACTGGTGACAAAAAATGGAGTGGAACAGCATATATGTCATCACTATCAATGGATGCACCGAATGAAGAATCAACAACTTATTCAGCATCATTCACTGGAACATCAATCTTGACAATGGCAACTGTATAATATTATATAATGGCGACACCAGGAATCATCAATGGAACGAAATTGAATGTTTATGTGGACAATGGATCACTTGAAGTCATTGGATTTGCAACATCTTGCAGTTTATCGATCACACATGAAACAAGAAACACAACGAATCAAACATCGACTGGTTGGAATACTAGAATGCCAGGAAATCGAGATTGGGAAGTTTCATGTGATGGATATATCACAATGCAAGGAAATGCAACAAACAAATTGAATGCACATGAAATGTATGATCAATATATCGATAACCGACAAATTTTCACTTTGAGATTCGGAAACGAAGTCAATGGTGACATAAGATATGAAGGTTTTGCATATATGACAAGCATGGAAATGAATGGATCAAATGAAGAATCCGCAACATATTCAATGTCATTCATTGCTGCTGGACCATTATATCAATATGTAAATGGTGGAATCTAGGTTGAAGAATAAGGAAAGGCATCGACAATTTTCATTCAATGTGAATTTTGTCTTTGCTGATCCTTTTAAAATAATTATTAATTAAATCACATTGAAAATGAAATACGAAATTATAAAACTTGGAAAAAAAGAAATGCCAATTTATTTTGGTTTTAACGCATTGCGAAAATTTTGTCGTGCAACTGGAACGACATTGCAGAAACTTGGACAACTAGGTCAAGACATGTCACTTGATGATGTTGTCGAATTGATATATTTTGGAACAATGGAAGGTCATCGAAAAGCAAAAATTGACTTTGATCTGACATCAGATGATATCGCGGACATGTTGGATGGTGATCAAAATGGGATGAATGAAGCAATGCAAGTTTTTTCAGATCATATGGGAATGGTTTTTCAAAATGATAAAAATGAAAAAACTGAAAAAAAGCAAAAGCCAGTCAAGAAAACGAAATAATTCTTGATTGGCAATATATTGAAAAAATTGGACTAGGTCAATTGATGTTGACTGTTGATCAATTATATGATATGACACCATCCATGTTCTACAATGCACAACATGGAATGTGGGAAAAGTGGGAATTGGAAAGTCAAGGTGAATGGGAAAGAACAAGATGGTTGGCATGTGTGATCATAAATCCACATGTCAAAAAGAATTTAAAGCCAACTGATTTGACAAAATTTCCTTGGGAAATGAAAAAGAAGGTAAAGACAAAAGAACAATTTGAACAAATAAGAGCTGAAGCGGAATTGTATAAAAGAATAATCGAAAAGAAACAAAAAAATGGCGAAATCTAACACATCGATGAATATCATTTTGGGTGTGACCAACACTGGTCTTTATAAAGGATTGAATGCTGCATCAGCGCGTGTTGCAAAATTTGCTGGTCGAATGAAAGCGGTTGGATCATCGATCACATCATCATTCACAATGCCATTTGCATTGATCGGTGGTGCTGGTGTTAAAATGGCAATGGACTTTGAAAAGTCAATGACTAAAATCCAAACATTAGTTCTTGGAACTGGTGAAGACATGGACAAATATGCACAAGCGGTCAAAAACATATCAAATGAAACTGCAATATCAGCAACCGAAACTGCTGATGGACTTTATTTCCTGGCATCAGCTGGATTGAGGGGTGCAAATGCACTTGAAACTTTACAAACAGTCAATCGAGGTGTTGCAATTGGACTTGGTGAATCAACTGATCTTGCAAAAGTTGCTGCGGCTGCACAAAATGCATATGGTGCTGAAACGATCACCGCAACACAAGCAATTGATGCATTTGGAATGGCGGTGCGAACTGGTATGTTTGAATCATCAGATCTTGCGGAATCTTTAGGAACACAAGTTGGAATGGCTGCGGAACTTGGAATTTCGTTTGATGAATTACTTGCAAACATTTCCGCATATACAAAAACAACTGGTGATGCAAATTCCGCGACAACTGGATTCGGTGGTGTGATGATGGCATTTGCAAAAGAAACTGGAAAAGGTCGTGAAGCATTAGAAAAAGTCAACATGTCTTATGAAGGTCTTCGTGCTAAATTACAAGATCAAGGTCTTCAGGCAACATTGTTTGAAATGAAAGATGCATTTGCTGCAAATGGTGTTCAAATGACAGAATTCTTTGGAAAATCACAAGCGGTGAAAAATGTGATGGGTGTTCTTGGTGAACAAGGTGATTCATATAAACAGATCCTGGATGACATGGCGGATTCAGCAAATTTCACTGCGGATGCATTTGATGTTTTATCACAAACACCAGGATTCAAAATCGAAAAATCTATCAATTCAATAAAACTATCATTTCAAGAAATTGGTGACATAATCATGCCAACAGTGGCAACGATCATTCAAGGACTTGCAAATGCAGTCAATGCATTCATGAATCTTGACAGTGGTGTCAAAACTGCGGTGTTGACAATTATTGGATTGATTGCATTATCAGGACCATTGGTTTCACTTTTTGGAATCATCATGTCAGGTCTTGCATTTTTAATGTCACCGATCGGACTGGTCATTGCGATCATAATCACATTGACTGCGATCATCATGAAAAATTGGGACACCACAAAAAAATGGGTTGCAGCAATAATCAATTATTTCATTGATCTTTACAATGAATCAATGATCTTTAGGGCGGCAATCAATGGAGTTGTTTTTATATTCAAAACACTTTGGGAATATGGAAAATTTGCATTTGGCGCACTTTATGATGTCATTGTTGCATTTGCAAAATCAGCTGGTGATGTATTGTCAGGAATTGGACAAGTGATCAAAGGTATTTTCACACTTTCAATGGATGATGTAAAAGCTGGATTCAAAAAAGCAACAAATGCAATGGGCGATGGTTTCAGCAATGCCATGAAAAAAGTTGAAAAAAGGGCAGAAACTTTTGCAAAAAACACTACTGAAAATTATCAGGATGCTGTTGAAAAAACTTTGAGAAACAAACCAGTTAAATATGTCACTGAACAAGACATTCAAGATGGTGCGGATGCACTGAAAAACATGGCAAAAAAAGGTTTGGACAAGGTCAAAGAATTGTTTGGTGGTGCATCAGATCAAGACAAAGGATTTGATGAATTATTTCCTGAAGATGGCAACATCAACATTCCAGGCGCATCAACAACAACTGGTGGCACAACAACTGGTGGCACAACAACTGGTGGTGGTGGTGATCAAGGAATGCAAGATTGGACTGCAAACTTGCCATCACAAAAATCAGCATTGCGATCACATCTTGAAGGAATGTCACAAGAATGGAAAAATTATTTTGCAAAACAAGATGAACAATGGACATCATGGGGTGCAAAAACACAAGAAATCACCGCGGTAACAACACAATTCATTTCTGACACTTTGGGACAATTAGATGCAATCGCAGCGCAAAGGCATGAAAATAAAATGATCACACTTGACAATGAAATGAATGCGGAATTGAGATCATTGGAACAAAGGGGACTTGGTGAAGAAGAATATAATAAAAGAAAAGAGGCGATCGAAAAGAAATTTGCTGATAAGAAAAAACAACTTGAAATCAAAGCGGCAAAAAGGGAAAAAAGAATGGCATTGTTTCAGGCAATCATCGGAACTGCACAAGGAATTGCAAAAGCATTGCCGAACATACCATTGTCAATTTTGGCTGGTGTTTTGGGTGCGGCACAAATTGCAGCTATTGCATCACAACCAATTCCGATGGCGAAAGGTGCATTGGCATTTTCACCAGTGAACGCAATTGTTGGTGACAATCCAAACGCAAAAAATGATCCTGAAGTCATTGCACCATTGTCAAAATTACAAGCAATGTTGAACATGAGCAATCAAACAGTTTCAGTTGTTGGTCAAATTAGTGGAAATGAAATCGTATTGTCTAGTGATAAAGCAAATATTGGTTTGGCTAGATATGCATAAAAAAAAATAAATGGCATCAATAAATACCGCATATACAAAAAGATTTGAATCTACATTTGGAACAACAAATGGAATGCAATACATTGTTAGAATTTGGGATCGCGCAAGACAATTTTCATCACCATATGAATTTGAAATCACTGACAATGGAATGAATATGCAATATGATTCTGATGGCGATGAAAAGTTTGCACCAATAGTTGGATGCAAATTGACTTTGAATTTTATGGTTGATCTGAATGTCAATGGTCATCCGATGTTTCTTGATGATCTACTTGGATATAACAACACAATATACAAAGAAGGTGACATCATGATCACTGTGCGTGATGCGGCATCAAATGCAATGATATTTAATGGTGAATATTTGCATGATCTTGACACATTACCTGATGTTGATGGACCATTTCCGATCCAATTGACATTCACTGATGGTCTAGGAAAATTAAAAGAAATCACATTTGAATCAAAACATGTTGACACAACAATGGATGAATACAATTTGCAAGGTCATCAAAAAGTTGCATATTGGATTGGTCAATGTTTACAACACACGAAATTTTATAAAAATCAGGCAAATCCTGATGGTTTTTGGGATAGTGCTGCCAACAAAACTACATTTTCAACATGTGTTCGATGGTGGTATTCTGATTTCTATTATACACCAAATTCAACATCAATATATTCTGATCCATTACAACAAACAAAATGCACAACGAAATGGGCAAACAAAACAAATCCAGCAAATGGTCAAACAAATGTTGCATCAGCATATGAAGTTTTGAAACAAATTTGTCGATCATGGGGAATGCGATGCATATCATTCAATGGTCATTATTTCTTTTATCAAATTTTTGAAATGACCGCAACGAACACACAAACTGGAACTGCACAATTTAAATGGACCAATCCACAAGATTCAGTTCGTTATCGATATTATGCTGATGGTGATGTTCGTGATCGTAGGACATCACTAGGTTTTACAACTGTCAACAGATTCAACAATGAATTTTATAATGTGTCACATCCAGGAAAAAGAATCCAAAAATTAGCTGGTGGAACATATAAGTTTTTGCCAGTTTTGAACGAAGTGAAAGTCAATTTGGTGCATGATGGATTTCAAAATGTTTTTGGTGGCATACCTGAAGGAAATGCATTTGGAACAAATGGAATGGTTTTTATTGGTGGACCATTCTTGAATTCAACTCAATTCAAATTTAGAACAAATTTTTTGATTGAAGTGACCGCGCCAAATGGGTGGTGGGTTACAACTTACACATTGACACAAGTTGCATTGCGAATTATTGCATTACCAGCTGGTGCAACATCAGTTTCACAAGGACTGGCGACACTACAATATGATGCGGTGGCAAACACATATGGATGGGATGACACACCAACATATACTGGAACAGATCTTGGACCAATAATCAATCACACATCTTTGGGTGGATCATATCCTGGACTTGGTGCAACATCGATCATTCCATTAGGTCCGAATCTTGAATTTCCTGGATATCGTGATGGTGCAACAGATTATATGATCACAACTGGATCACCAATTTATGCAAAGAATCAATCAAATGTAAATATTAATATTCAAACTGGAAATCCATATGGATCATCATATATTTTTCCAGGATGGAACAATCCAATTGACACAACTGTATTGTCACCGCCATCATGGTCAAATGGTGTTTATAATCAATATCTTG